GATGGGGGGAAGAAGCATCAAGGCGGCTTCCCTGGCGCGATGATGAGCCCGTTTATGCCGGGACAGCGCGGCGCCATCGCTGGTCAGTTGAGTTCTGCATTTGGCGGTGGTGGTCAGCAATGGAACAAAAACTTGAGCGCGATCTACGCTCCGTTCCGAAATGCTGCATCGTTCCCTTATGAGAGCCTCATGCGTAGGAATGGTAACGGCAACGGCAATCAGGCGGGTGACCCGACCGTAGTTGTGACGCAGCCGGGTTATCCTTATTACGGGGGTCGATAATGGGTATCCTTTGGGGAAGCACGCCTGAACAAGACCAGTTGAGCCTGCTTGTCGGCTCATCGCTTCTTGGTGGTCAGAACGTTCAGCAGCAGCTTGGCAGCATTGGACCAGCCGTAGCGCCATATATGGCTCAACAGGCTCAGAACAAGCAGACCGAGGCGATGAAGCAGAGCACGTTGCAGATGCTTCAGGCTAATGACCAGGACTTGGCGCAAGCAGTTCAGGCCGGCGCTATGACGCCTCAAGACGCGGTGAAGATGTCATTTGAGAGGAAGACATCAACGCAGAAAGCGCAGCAGCCTAAAATGAGTTTCCAGAAGCTTGAAGACGGCACATATGGCTTTGCCGATGAAACAAGCGGGACGTTTAAGCCGCTTGGGAAATACGATAAGCCTGTTGACCCAACGTCGATCCAGCGAGATTTGCAGGCTGCCGGACTACAGCCAGGGACGCAAGAATATCAGAAGGCCATTCTGGAGAACTACCGAAAGAACGGAGGGCAGGACGATTACGCCAATCGCGAGGCTCAAGCTCTCAAACTTGGCATTAAGCCGGATGACCCGCGTTATCAGTCTTTCGTTTTGACGGGGAAAATGCCGAGAGAAGATGCGCAGGTTCTGACCGCAGTTGACAAGAAGGCAATTCTGGAGGCGGACGACATGGTCGCGGTCAACGAGTCCGCGATTACCGCCCTGAAACAGGCAAAAGACCTTTCCGGTAAATCGAACGCCGGCTGGCTATCAGGAACGCGGGCAACGATCGGCAACAATCTCCCTGACTGGATGGTCCCAGACGCGGTTTCATCACCGGAAAGTTCCGAGGCTACGCAGAACTTTGACAACGCCGTGGTTGGGCAAGCGCTTACGCAACTCAAGGCCATTTTTGGTGGGGCGCCGACTGAAGGGGAGCGAAAGATTTTGCTTGACCTTCAAGGTTCATCGAACCTCCAGCCGGGTGTTCGTGATAAAATCCTTGAGCGTGCTATCGAAATGGCTGAGCGTCGTCTTGAATTCAATCGCGAACGAGCGGAATCTCTTCGCGGTAACACCTACTACAAACCGAAAGACCAGCCAACAGACGCACCAGCAGACGCAGTCAAGATTGGTCCGAATGGCGAGGGATACGATCAAGTCCCGCCCGGTGGGCAATACATCGCCCCTGATGGCACTATGAGAGTGAAAGGCGGTCAGTAATGGCACAGCCATGGGAAACGGATGCGGTGGTTACGCCTGCGGCTAAACAGCCGTGGGAGGCTGACGCCGTAATCAGTGATGCACCTCCACAGGAAAGCGCCCAGTCTAAGGCCATGCGCGAAGACTTGGCGGCAACGTCCAACAATTTCTTCAAGGGCGGGAATCCTGTCGATAGTTTCATGCGCGGCGCTGCCGATACGATTTTATTCGGCATGGCTGATGAGGCTGCGGCCCTCGGTGATCGTTATAACCCGCTCAAGCTCGACAATTATTCGTCCATCTCCCGCGCGGCTGAGACTATCTCAAATCTCAACCCCGTAATGAACGTGATCAATCAGGCTCGGCAGGTTGTCGCTCCAGACGAGCAGATGCAAAGCGCATTGAGGCGTGAACGAGCATTCCAGACGCAGCGCGAAGACGTTGACCCCAAATCCATGCTTGCGGGTCGTGTCACGGGCGGACTTCTTGGCGCTGGCGCACTGACGAAGGTAAACGCTCCTTTTATGGCCACGTTGCCGGCGGAAGCAACGCTTGGTGCCAAGGTCGCTCAGGGTGCTAAGGCAGGAGCGCTCTATTCCGGCCTATACGGGGCTGGTAGCGGCGAAGACCTGAAAGATAGGGCAGAGCAAGCCACGACAGGCGCCCTCACTGGCGCGGCTATTGGTGGCGCTGTGCCACTCATCGCGGCTGGCGTTAAGGCTGTGACGAAGCCCGTAACGGACGCAATCAAGGGATATTGGCGACCTGAGCAGTTTGCCAACCAGAAGATTGCCGAACGACTGGCCAACGATCTCAAGACGCCCACGCAAGCCGCCGATGAAATGGCCCGCAATCCAGGCATGAACCTTGCGGATGTTTCGGGAGACAGCACAAAGAACCTGCTTAAGACGGCTGCGAACGTTCCCGGAAGTGCGCAGAGCAAAATCAAGGCTAGGCTGAACATTCGGCAGATGCAGCAAGGAGATCGAATTCTCTCGGCTGTTCGAAAGACGCTCGCTGACCCTGATGGCTATCTGACTGCAAAAGACCAGATCGCCGCAGATGCAAAGCAGCTTGCAAAGCCACTGTATGAACAAGCGTATAAAACTCCTGTTCCTTACAGCGAGACACTCGAAAGCATCCTTGAAACGCCAGCGGGAAAGCGCGCACTTGCTCAAGCCGAGACGCTTGCGGCCAATGAGCAAAAGCCGTTTCAGCAGTTTTTCATCAATATGGTGGATGACACGACCGGGACAATCAAGCGTGTCCCGGATGCGCGCGGTTGGGATTACATCAAGCGAGGATTTGATGACGTTATCCAGGCTGAAAAAGCTGGAACCTTTGGGCAAAACAACAATCAAGCTCGGATTATCACCGATCTGAAAAACACCATGCTTTCCGAGATTGATGCGGCAAACCCCGCCTACAAGGCGGCTAGGTCTATCTGGTCAAGTCAAGCTGGAATGGACGAAGCCCTAGAAGCCGGCAGGATAGCACTTAAGCAATCTCCGGACGCAACGAAGCGCGTATTGGAAGGCATGAGCGAAGCCGAGAAGCAAATGTATCGAGTAGGGATGGCGGATGCCATTCGCGACAAAATCGGCGGCGGGAATTTTACGCATAACGCGCTACTCAAGTTTTTCTCTAGTCGGGATCAACTTGCAAATCTCAAGGCCGCGTTTGCGACTGATGAGCAATTCAAGGCGTTCCGAAAGGCGATGTTCGCGGAAGCTCAGAAGCGCAACACCTATAACGTTGTCACCGGCAATTCATCGACCGCAAAGCAGCTAGCCGATATGGCAGATGCTGGCGGACTGAAAGACGGCGTTGACTTTGTCCAGAATGCTGCAACGGGCGGTGTGGTGTCGGCTACTATGCGTTGGATTGGCTCACGTCTAAAAATGCTTGGTGGGTTTACGCCTGAAGTGGCTGATCAAGTACAGCGCAAACTTCTGACTGCCGACCCTGCAACGGTTCGAAAGATCACATCTGACTTGATGAAAATCGACGCTCAGAAGATTTCAGCCGATCAAAAGCGCCAACTTTTCCAGCGTCTCATAACCCCAGTCCTTGCCATAGAGGCGCAAAGAGCGAACGCACAATAGGGCGGAAGAAATCGTAAAGCGGCTGCCAAAACAACCAAGTCAGCACAACGGCTACGATCACTTCTAAAACGAGCGTATAGGTATCAGGCGGCGGGGATGGGTTCTCCATCCATTACCGCCAGCAATAATCGAGCGCAAACCGCCTAGCGTACTCGTCAAGGTAAACGGTAACGCCGCCTTTGGTCTTTCCATAGACGGCTTTGCCACCCTCGAAAATCTCTTCTCCGTTTGGCTTCTTTCCGCATGTTTTGGCGGTGGAAAAGTCGGCGGAATATTCCTGCGTTATCGGAAACGGCTCTGTCTGCGGAATACCCGCCGGACCAAGAGCCATGCCAGTCACAATCAAAAACCACATATCAGCGATCCCATGAGGGTTAAATGGCCGAAGTCTATCTGACCCAAAGAGATATCGACTACATCAGCCGGGTGGTAAATACCGAGGTTCCTGCGTCTCTAAAACAGACGGACCCTGCCGAATATTCCCGCATGGTGAATGCTGTCGTTGATACGATGGTCAATCGTACCGCGTCGGACGCCTATCCTAACACAATTACAGGCGTTGCCAACCAGAGCCGGCAGTTCTCCAAGATCACGGGGCCGTCAAGCCTAGACCCTTACGGATCGGTGCAGGCTACACCCAAAGCCTCGCAGGCGCTTCAGAGCATGGTTGCGGGCCGTATTGCGGATCTTGCCCAAGGTGCTGACTCCGAGATCAACGGCGCGTTGTCCTATGCCAACCCCAATTTCAGCGATGCGAGCAATCTTGCTGAATGGGTAAACCCCATGATCGAGGCTGGAGCGGTAAAGCTTGGCCTTGGGGATATGGTGCACTACCACGGATTGGCGCCGGGGCAGCAAGCCGTTGATGACGTAACGGTAACGGCGGAAGGCATCCCGAGTGGAGGGATTCCGGTCCCCTATGGGCCGAATGATGACCCGTTTGCTAACTCGCTCCAGGCGCAAGCTCTGGACGGATTCTCTGGCCTCGCCAATCCCGTTTCGACGCGAGAGCCTGCCATCATGGCGGACCTTCCTACGGCAACCGAAAAGCAACCCGGCGAATGGGGCGTAATCAACGGTGTCGGTCCGGCCTATTACCCGACTGTCAATTCGTGGGCTGATATCGCTTCCGCGCCTCCCGTTGACAGCATGACGGCAAGCGCAGACCCGAACGCTATCCCGTCGCTTGCTGCGGCGAATGAAAACCCAATGATGAGTGTTCCTGCGTCTGCTACGCTTGGTGCACCGACTTCCATGGAGGCCACGGCAAACGTTCCGGCTATTACATCTCCTACTCAGGCTATATCGCAGGCGGACATTAGCCGCGCCTTGTTCAACCCGACTGGTCAAGGGCAGATGGACCCGAGTTTTGCCGCCGGCCTGATGGGTCCGAATAACCCGGTTGTCCCGTCTGCGGTTGAAACAACAAGTTACACCGCGCCTCAGTCGGTCGATATCGCATCGTCTCGTTTTTCTACTCCCGCTAAGACCGATCGCATCGGCACGTCTCAGTCGCTTAGCGACATGGCGCGTATGAGCCCGCTGGCGGGGATTGTAGATCCCGCGACCAATACCCAGTCGTTTATGGATCAAGGCCCGTCACCGGCCAACATCGGCGGGTTTCCGGATGCTTATGCTTCGCAGCGTGGTCCTACGAGCGGAATTCTTTCCGCAGATCATCAAGCGGTACAGGGCGCGGCTGAAATTGCGTTCAACAGGGCCATGGAAACGCAAGCGGCTAGACAGGCTGCGGCGAACGTCAATGCTAACGGTTTGGTTGCCACTACGCCGGGATTTGCAGCTAATGCCGTTGCAAACGTGCCGTCATCGACAGTGGCAAGCAATCCTGTAAATCCGGCGATGGCAACGCCTAACTTTGCGCAGGCTATGACGCCGTCAATTCCAAGCCTGAATACATTCGCGGCTAGCCCTGTACAAACTGCATCCACGCCGGCACAGCAAGCCATAGACGCGCAAATGAGCCAAACTGCGACACCACAACAACAGGCCACTGGATATCAGCAGGCAGCGCAGAGCATGGCAAACGCGGGCATGCTCAACATTGGGCAGCAGCCACCAACGGACCTTAGCGGAAATCTCCCAACAAGCTTCGACGTGCTCGGGACGCCTAAAACGCAAGAATCAATAACTGTCGCTAACCAGCCATCAGTCGTTGACCAGACCGCAACCATTGATGGCCCTGTCACCACTCCCGCTGTTGAGCAGCAGCAAAACCAGACTGTTGCCACGCCAACCAAGACGCAGGCGGTCACTACGCCGACAACGACCCAAAACAAAGGGTTGTTCAACGGTATGATTAACAAGGGAACTATCGGCGGAGGCGTCATAGGTTCTCTAGCGGCAGGTCCGCTTGGAGGCGCTCTAGGCGCATTGCTAGGCGGTCAACTTGCCAAAGGTGGGCTTACCAACCCATTTGGTGGGCTCAATAGCTTCTCCGCTCCGACAACGCAGATTGCGGGCGGCGTTAGCAACATCGGCGGTCTCTATGGTGGGCTCTACTCGCCTGGGACATACGCCACGGCAAGTAATGGTGCGACCATAACAGCGCAGCCTGGCGGATATACGACTTACGAAAACAAATACGGCGTGGTGGAGTCCATCGGACCAGACGGGAAGATATCTTCCTACTTCGGAGGGACCCCAACCGCGCCAACCACAACGGCAGATCCGGAAGCGGTCTAATCACCCTCAATCACATTCTAAATTCCAGCCCTCCTAAAGGGGACAATGACCTATGAGAGAGACTCTCAACGACTTCTCCGAAACTCCTGCTGACAACACAGACATCGGCGGTGTAGCTATTACAGGCGCGTCACCGGCTCGCAATATCGATGACGCAGATCGTGCTACCGTTGCCATTCTCGCCAAGGCGGTAAACGGCACAAACCCGATCAACGATACGTGGACTTGGCGCGACCCTACCGACACGACGAAGAAGTGGCGTGACGATGCGGGCAATATCCCCACGGCGACAACGAGGACGTTTGACCGAGAGCATCTATACCAAATTGACAGCCTTGGCGCCCGTCCGATCACGACAACCTACTACACATCGGCGGCATCGGCACAGACCCACACGTTCAACACCAAGGCAAAATACTACCGTTGTTTCCTCATGGGCGCGGGCGGTGACGGGGGTAACGTTGACGGACAAACACCTGATGCGGGCGCCTCTGCATCTGGCGGGAATAGCGGGAATTGGGGGTGGACAACCTATCTTGCTAGAGGCTCCGGGCTCACTACAGCAACGTATACCGTTGGCGCTCCTGGCACCGCAGCGACCGGTGCACAAGCAAATGGCTGCGATGGGAACGATACGACATGGACCGATGGCACAAACAGTTTCACGGTCAAGGGCGGTAAAGGCGGCACTGGGCTACAGGCAGGCGGCCAGTTCGGCGTAACGGCTCCCGTCGCTAATTCGTCAAACACCGGCACCCTATACGAGACAAACTACACCCCTGGGCAGGCTGGGCAGGGCAGCACCTTGCTCATGGTTTCTGTCGCGGGCGGCTCTTCTCCGTTTGGGCGATGCCTTCCCGCCGGCCCTGTAAACGGAACGGGCACAGACGGCGCCACGGCAACTGGAAACGGCGCAGGCGGTGGCGGCGCTGCATCTGACAATGACAGCACCAACCGAGTTGGTGGGCGCGGCGCTCCCGGCATGATTATCGTAGAGGAATTTTGATATGGTAACACTTACAGGCACGGCAAGCCCGGAAGCGTCACTTCCCCTCGCCACCTCTGGCTGGTCTCATATTCGCGGCGTTACAGCGGCGGGGTCGTCCGTTCGGATCACTGACATTACAGTGACGCCCGCAAAATATAGCTGCGTTGGGGGCGGGTCTACAGACGACACGACAAACTTGAACGCGATGATAACCGCCGTTCGCGCGCTCATCTCCAGTAGCCGTGTCCGCGTCAAAATCGACCTCAACGGCGGAATCTACAAGGTAACTGGTAATGGCCTCAACATGTCCGGTCTGCGGGCGTGGAACCTTGAAGTTTGCAACGGCGTCATCCTTGGTCATACGACGGGCAAGCCTGTTATCGATTTGGTTGGATCGCGCGGCTACGTGTTTCGCAACGTGCTGGTCTATGGTGACGCGACAGATACACCGACACTGCCATTTCTAATTGCTAGAGGGACGGCGACCGGTGATGGGTTCTGCGACAATAACCTTTTTGATAACGTCACGACAATTGGCTATTGGTCCGTTGCGGCGTTCTATGCCTACGCGCAAGAAACAACGACGCACCTGCATTGCCGCTATTGGAACTATCGTAACGATGCTTACGTAGCGATTTTCGAGGGCTATGATAGTCATCCGCAGACATCGGTCAACAAAACTATTGTCACTGGTGGCCATTCGTTCATCAACGATAAATATATCAACTGCGATTTTCGTTATCTCCCTGTCTCTACGAGCACTTCCGTAACAGGGATTAGCAGAGCTAACCCGGCAGTCGTAACATGCGCAAGTCATCCATTCGTCAATGGAGACACGGTTATTATCGCGCACATTATATCAGGAATGACGCAAATTAGCGGTCGTTCTGGAACTGTTGCCAACGCCACAGCAACGACATTTGAACTTACCGGGCTTGATAGCTCTGCGTTTAGTGTATGGACTTCCGGAGGTTTGGCGGTAAAAAAGGCAACGCAGCCAGCGATCTATTTAAATAGAATGATGCAACATAGCTTCGATACGTGTTATGTCGTGGCTTACGGCGACGACGCCATAGAATTTGGCTTTCCTGGCGGCTTTGATCTGGAAGAATGCACATTTGACTTTCTTGTGGAAGGCGCTTGCGAACGATCTCATTACCGTATCTCGTCAGGCACTTCATCGGAAACATTCTTTGATTGCCGTTTTTTGACGTACAACACACATGCGCGGGGGAGTTTGTTTTCAACAAGCACCAATGGATCTGGTTCCTTTTCGTTCTACGGTGGAGAAATCAATGTTAGCGGGCACTCTTACAATGCATCGCTTCCGTTGGTTGAAACTGGCAATGAAGACGAATATTACTTTTATGGCGGTACGCAGATTTATTACCCAACTAGGGCAGGCGTGCTTCCGAGGAGTTACGGAGATTTCCGGGCCATACTACGCTGTACCAGTGACGGTGACGCGACGATCTGGGGTCACAAATATTCCAATATACTGGATGGGGCGTTTACCCCTACGGTTACATCATCTACCGGCACCATAACGACCGTTGGAGCGCTTGATTGTCTGGCGAAGTACGAGGACGATTTTGTCAGCTTGAACCTTTCGATAACGATTACAACCAACGGAACCGGGGCGACAGTGTTGCGGGCCACGCTTCCATTTACCCCATCAAACGATGCCGTCATTGTCGGGTGCAATTTCACAACTGGCGTTACTGTCGTCGGTCGCGTCAACGCTGGCGTGGCTCGTGTCGACATCGTGACATACTCGAATGCGTACCCTGTTGCGGATGGAAACAAGGTCGTCCTTATGGGAAGAGTGAAGCGATGATGAAAATTGATGTACCCCCGGCGGTTAAAGGCGCCCTCTTGGACGCTCTATCCAAGGGGAATATGTCGATTGACCACGCGAGGCTCATTGCGTCGATAAGCACTGATTTCTCGAAATCACTTCCTAAATCCATGAGAAAAAAGAGGCGCGGCGGGGAAAAAGTGTCATCCCGCCGCCCTTGACCGGCCAGATTTCCCCTGCCCAATGGAATGAGCACTTGCGCGACGAGGTGTTCGCCGCGTGGCTCAAGAAGCACGACAATTGAGGATATCGCTATGGAATTCAACATGTGGCTGCAAAGCCGCCTGACGGCGCATGGTTTTCCGTGCGGCCCAATCGATGGCATCATAGGCGATAAGACAGAGTCCGCCTTGAAAGCGTTTCAATTTGCCCGTGGTCTAAAACAGTCCAGTAAGGCTGATGAAGCGACGGTAGAGGCTTTGCGGCTTACATCGAGCGCCATCCCCCATGAAGTCAAGACGGGGCTTCCTGACCGTGACACCGAACCGGAAAAGGAAACGTTTCAGCCATCCAGACGCATTTGGCCGCGCCAATCGGAGTGCATGTCCTACTATGGGCCTGTAGGGCAGAACCAGACGCAGATCGATGTTCCGTTTGATATGTGGCTGGCATGGTCAAAATCTACTCGCGTCCGCAAAATGACGGTCCACAAACTAGTCGCGGACTCCGCAAGCAAGGTTCTTATCAGGATTGCGGGTACCTATTCTCCCGCAGAACGCAAGGATCTTGGCATCGATCTCTTTGGAGGCTCCCTCAACGTTCGAAAGATGCGCGGAGGAAATTCCTATTCAATGCACTCGTGGGGCATCGCAATCGACTTCGACCCAGAGCGCAATCAACTTTCATGGGGCAAGGACAAGGCACGGCTAGCGCATCCGGATACAGTACCCTTCTGGGTCGCATGGGAAAGCGAGGGGTGGTTGTCTCTTGGGCGCTCCCGAAACTTCGACTGGATGCATATCCAGGCCGCACGACTGTAATCAGCAATCAACCCGATAGGAGCATTCCCCATGTCGAAATACAGCAAGTTCTTCGCCGCCGTCATTGGCGCGCTTCTCGGTGCCGCCGTGACCAAATTCGGCCTCCCCGCTGAACTCGCATCGGACACCGTCGTCCAGACGCTTACCACGACGCTCATCACCGCCGCGTCTGTCTGGGTCGCTCCGGCCAACAAGGCGTAGACTCCCAAATCATCAACGACTACCCTCCAGCCGTCTCATGATGGGGAGGAAGCCATGAGGATCGTCAACATGTCGCAGTCAGATAAGATCGCCATCGTCCAGCGTGGCGTCAACGAATTCGCCAAGATTGAAACAGCGCTCGAACAGGCCGTCGAGGGGCTCACGGAACTGATGCAGATCTACCTTGATGGCGGCGCCGAAGACATGGCCGCTGGCGGGTTTGTCGTGAAGGAGCGCGCCCGGTTCGCCCGGTTCATTGGCCGCATCGGGGAACTTCAGGAAGACGTTTACGCGGCGCACGAACGAGGCACGGCGGTTGCCAAGTCCAATGACGCCGACGTGGCTCTGCCTGAAGGCTACATTACCGTCATGAGCGGAGGCCGGTAACATGAGCTGGTATCACGTGGCCCAACTGTCGGCGTTCTTCCTTGCCGCCGGCATCGCGTGGAACACTCCAAGGGCACCGCTTTGGGTTTTGCTTCTTGGTGCATCCTACGTGATATCAGTCCTTTATGTGCACCTAAGCCCTGGCGGCGCGTATTGGCCGCCATCACAACTCGTTGGTCTATTGCTCGACGGCGCCGTTCTTATTGCCATTCGCGAGTTCCACAAGGAACAATGGGAGTGGTACGGCCTTGGTGCAATTTTAGGCTTTATGGTAACGGCAGATGTGATACAACTGCTAGCGGTACTCACAGGGTTCCCGCCGCCTTTCAGCAAGGAGAATTTTGGCATCCTGCTTGAGTGTCTAAATTACCTCGCTCTCGCTGTCATAGGGGGCGTTGGCCTCATGGACAGGATAAAGACCGATGGAAATTCTATGGCTCATCGGTCTCATTTTCTACATCGCGCTAGCGCTCACGCACAATCAGAACAGGATTCCTACACGTCCCTGCGAAAGTGGTAGAGACGACGATGGAAAGAGAGAACCCTGATACCTACCGCGCCATCGGTGCGGTGGCCGGAGCCATCCTGCCGTTGATCTATATCCGTCCCATTAACATTCGAGATGCCATTGCCCGCTTTGCGTTCGCGGGCATCGTTGGGTATTCTTTCTACTTTGTCGCCCTGGATTGGTTCGGGTGGCCTGAGACGCCTAACCGCGTCATGGCTGGCGCTATTGTCGCTGGGGCGGCATCATGGTTCCTTGCCGGCGCTCTCATCGTTCGATGGGTGAAACAGGCGCAGAAGACCGATTAAGCGCGCCCATGGTTTGGGTGAAACCCGAACTCTTTCTCTGCAAGTTTTCTGGCCTCTATTGCGGCATCCACGGTCTCAAAAACACCAATGTGGATGTTGCGCCCGCGCGAGCAGATGGCTGCATACCATTTCCCGTCATTGCCGCGCTTATCCCTGAATACGCCTACATAGCCAGACGTGTTTGTATTCCGCACCTTCTGATTCCGGCTATTTTCTTCTGTGCTCACGAGGCGAAGATTTATAATGGTATTATCGGACCTGCATCCGTTTATGTGGTCTATCTCATCTTTCGGCCACTCACCGTATTGAAGCAGCCAGATAACTCTGTGCGCCCGATAAAGCTTCCCTAAAATAGCACCTTGGCGATACCCGTTGCCGTCATCGGACGTAAATGCTTCCTTGCCAGAAAATCGGCTATTCCACATTTTCCACAGCTGATCGCTTCCAAACATTTCCCTAGTGCGGGGCATCCAAAATAGTTTCCCCGTTTTCGGGTCGTACTTGAGAAGCTCGTTGACTTGTGCAAACGTGAGTTTGGCCATTCGATCGTTCCTTGATCGTTTCGGTTAGAGCGCCTCAAGGAGGTGAGATGCCTTGGGCGCTCGCTTATTATGGCACATTTCGCCACTGATGTAAAATATAGGACGGCTCGTAAGCGCTCCTAGACCGCACTAGATTTCCTTAGAGGTACGGTGTATAAAGGTTGGGTCAGTGAGGCGGCGTTGAAGGAAACGCGGTGAACCGTATCCCCCTGATGGAACTACGGGCTTTGAGGTGAAAGGGAGCCGGTATCGAGTCCGGCACTCGCTGGCAAATATGTTGGGACGGTTGACGGAAAGATGGTTTAGCCTGATCTGGCATCACCGACAACAAGGAAGACGCGCGGTGGCGCGACGGGCATAAAAGCCCGTGATTGGCGTCGAGGCCAATGCGTGCAGGGGATTGTGTGGCGTCACAGCATAAGAGGATCGCAGCCCTCAACCCTGTTCCTTCTCTACCCTTAATGATTGATGGAAAGCCTAAGAAGACTCGCCAGCCTCGGAAGGCGAAGGAATAGGCTTATACATTTCTTCCGCCGTGATCCTCGTCGCAACCGGGCCATTGCCGTCCCAAGCCATCTTGAAAAAGCCGCCGCTTGATATAGGCTCGGAAAGGTCGAATTCGCTTGCTCGCTTTACTTCCCTTCGGATCATGGCGTCTATAAAATCGACTGGCGAGATTGCTTCTTCCATCTTCATCTCCAAAGAAATTCAACCGCACCATAGCATATAGAACCCGCCAGGATAAGAAGGAAGGAATAGGCTCGGAGGCGGGTCATGACTTCAGTCTCTCTGGGTCATCATGCGAAAAGCCAGCGAGGTTTGCCGGGTTGATAGTCGGCATGGCGGATTGATTATACCAGAATGATTTCCATCCATCCTGATACCGGCCCCAGTCTTCCTCAGTTATTGAGTTTACCGCTCGTGTCGAGATTGCATCATCAAGCGAAAGGTTAAACGCTTCATCAGCGGTTAGCTTCAACCCACGACCTTTCGCAGCGGCGATCATGATTGCCCGGTAAATGTCTCGGCTCATCTCTCTTCCCCTTCCTGTTCCTAGAGGATTTCGAATTCAAACCCGCGAAGACGGTTGCTACAGTCGTCAAACGACCATCGCTCGTATTTCGTGCCCTTGTCTCGGATTAGAACGGTGTGCTCGTCGGTGAATATGGTGCCGTTGGTATCGAAACCCCACTGAGCCCTAACGCGGTCGCCCTCCTTGACCTCTCTGCCATTCAGGTCAAGAAGCGGCTCGTCGGTATCGCGAGTTCCGTCATCATCGACGGGCAAGTCAATGTCCGTGATCACGCGATAATTTGCCGGCGTCATGTCTTCGTATGACGTGAATAGGTCATGGCTGGCCACGACGCTATCAGGCCAGTACGGAGCCCGCTCAAAATCATTGTAGTTGACGTTGGGCGGTTCACAGACCGTTGTGACGTTCCGAACTAGCGAGTTAGGGTACTCTGCTAGGAATGCGTCAAATTCGTCCCGCGTCACGGATTTGAATTGTCCCATCTCTATATTCCGGTCCTGTTCCTAGATGCTATCATAAAACCTGTCACCGTGCATCCTCCGAATTCTCGCGGACCTCGTCTGGAGCCATGCCTAGAGGCCAGATTGTCGCATCGTATTGGTAGTCCCCGGCCATGACGCTATGGGTCATGGGCTTTCCATCACGGGCGGCAAAGTCGGCAGCGAAGAGAACTAATCCCTCCAGAAGATGCCATCGCCAAGCGTTGTGGGCCGCGACTGCTTCCGCCAGCTCCTTGCGGAGACGGGATAGCTCGGCTTGCATCTCATCGCGGGACATATGCTCAACGGCACGTTGCATCACGTCGGCAATAGATGGGGCTGTCTCTCGAACATCGGCAATATACCTAGCCTTCTGCGCAGCGACGTATTCCTCTGCGGTCTGTTGTGGTGATGCGTGGTCATCCATTGTCGCCTCCCTTATGGGCGGTACGGGCGCGGCGGAGATCGCCCATGGTGCAGACGTCAATGAAATCCCCGAGCACTAAGGTATCGACCTTCTCGTCATCCGACATTGGATTTTGTCCGCCAGTCTGATCATCGTGGTATGTATCAATCGTCTTGGCCGCGATGGCGAACGGCTCCAGAGCCCTTTCCAGTTCCTCTATCCTGGCGCGTAGTGATGCGATCTCAGTCATGGGCGATCCTCCGGCGGATTGCCTACCTTGAGCGATACGGGCGGATGTCCAGTGCCGAGAATTTCCAGAAGCACTGGAGCGCCGGCCATAAGCGCATCAAGTTCCTTCGGCGTTGGAAACCATGCGCTTTCCATTGCTGGCGTTCCGTCCGCGTAAATGATATCCTTGAGCGGTAGACCCATGTAGCCTTGGCTCTTACCGAGGACACGGGTAGCGCCTTCTATCATGCCGATCTGCATCACGCTCTCCCAGTCTGATACGGCTGGCCTTCAAAGCGCGCAATAACCTCTTTCATCGCGACGATGATGTCCTTACGCTCGCAGTTGGAAACGTAGTTGGTCCGCGTTCCTTCCGGTCCATCAAATGGGAAAACGAGCACGACAAAACCGTTTTTCTTTGGACGTGCCTTGCCGTTGAGAACCTGATCCAGCGTTCCGGCAAACATCTGCATTACGTCTTCGGTCTCGGTCACGTTCTATCCTCTCTGTTGGCGTCTTGTGAGACGGTAGATCAAGTGTCGGTGGTGAGGCCAAGGGCTATCCGAAGACGGGTGCGGCACGAGGCCACGTCCTTGCTGTCGGCAATGTTCCTTACTTGTTCATCGCTCAAGGCGTTCACCGCCTCCTCTAGATTAGGAGGTACCGTGAACAGGGGCTGGATCATGCACCCGGTGTTCTTGGTATACTCCCTAGCGCTGCACTCGCTCTGATCGAGTATCCATCCATCTGCAAAATCTTTGCAGCGCCACGCCACAGGCTCTGCATCGCTGACTGGTGCTGATCGAGACGCTTCCCAGCGCTCGACCTTGAGCAGCAGCATGGCGTTCGCCTCGCCATAGCCCATGTTTTTCCATGGGCGGTCTTCCAGCACCGCCAGAGCCTCTTGCGTGGAAAGGCCCCCTCGCTGCGCCAACCGCTTGATGCTTTGGCTGTGGTTTTTGATAGCCTGATATTCATGTTCTTCGATCATCGCGTAAGGCAACTGGACGCAGATAGACGGCGACCCATGCTGGCGTATCACCCGAAAAACTTCGTCCATTCGGACATTCTGAAATAAGATTGGGAAGCTATTTTGCAGAATCATTGCCATCTCCTTCCGGGCCATTATCGCCCATGTCTCACATTGCTGCCTTAGCGAACAATTGCCGTCTCGGCAGCGGCGGAATATCATCCTTGCATACGCCTCTCTTGGGCTTGTCTGACGGCGCGAAACCTGCCGACTGTATCGGCTGTTTCGGTCGCGTCTTCATCCCCATAAGCTTCTGACGAACTGTCTTTGCTGCGGTCGGTGTATCGCGGTTTTGCGTCTTCCATGCATGGCACTTTGGACAGACGGCGGCGCAATTCTCCAGGCTGTTATCCTTTGAGTTTGCGTCTAGGATAACGTGGTCGTATTGGACGCCGTAAGCGAGATCGTTCTGACACCGTTCGCCAGCGGGGAGGCCGTACCATGCCCCAACGGCTTCGCATCGCATCCCGGAACGCAACAATGCGGCTTTGCGGGTCTTGGCCGTGAACTCGCGACGATCTGCCATCAGTCTTCCTCGTACAGACGTTTCCGTTTTCCGCCGTTGATGGATTGATACATGCGCAGCCAGATCCACTTGCCGCATTCCATCTTTGTTGGAAGCCATGCAAATGCCGGCGCGTAAGATGTCATCTCAACATAGACGTTCATCGAATTTCCGCTCTCCTTGTGAGCCTTTACATTACCACGTTTCCGCTTATAATCCAAAGCGTTACGCTTGCTTTCCACGCTCAATTGTCTTGCCGCAACGAATGCAAACGTCGCAGACATATCGAGACTCTTTGCACGCTTCTAAGGTCGCCGGCAGAATGGAATGAATGTGTCTAGCGTGAAGAGGAAACACGCGATCATACCGCGCCTCAAACCGGCACCCGCGCCACCACTTGTTCTTCCGTTCGCATTCCATCATGCTCTCCCTGCCAAGACATTCATAACGCGGGTAAGCCACGAGTTCTTAAACCGCTGCGCTTCCGCCTGTGTGTATCGCTTAGGCGCCGGCCAATCGTCGGGCTTGCGGGATCTCCGTTCAAGAGCCTCTTTCCTCGCCTTTATCTCATCTCGGAAAGGGTCTCTCTCTAGCCTGTCTGGCTTGCGGCGGGTGTGTTGTCGGACCGTGACGGTGGTCATGAACGTCATCCTCTGAATCTAGGGTGCGTTATCGCGGCCAAAATCATGTCGGTCGCAATCATTCTGTTGATGTGTTGGGAGCGCTCAGTTTCAACGTATGCCATTATTCCGGTTGGAATGTGGGTAGCTCTGACACCTGGATTCGTTCCAACGTGCTGCCCGCCCCGGTGATGAATTCCCTGTATTGGCCATGCCTCAAACTTTAGGTCTTCTGGCGGGATTTCATCCATTCCTAAGCCCTCTCTGTGTGAGCACGGTAGCGGACATCACGCCCGCTGCCGTGGTTGCCCGGTTGATGTAACGAGGAACCGGACTTGCGATCCTCGGGAAAAACGTCTTCCGGCGTAATCCCGTACGTTTGCGCCACCCACTTGATGGCCGTATCGAGGAAACTGGAGAATTCCTCTTCCGACATTGTCGAGAAACTGACCGACTTCGGAACCGCGACAGTGAAGCCCTTGACCATGACTGGCGTCACGAGCCCGGTATGCAGCTTGATCACGTCGTGCAAAGACTCAGGCGTCGGCGCGCATTCCGTCGCTTTGACGATGCGACCGAGGAACGCCCAATACCAGCGCAGCTTTACCGGAGAACGGCCCGTGCTGAGCGTTACCCGTATCCGCTCCGTCTCGGGTAGGCGAGATAGCAATTCCGCGTCCACGCCCATCTCTGGTACAAGGTGGCCGTTTCTCTTGAGCATGTATATTGGGGCGGCTTCACTCTTGGCCATTTCCGCATCCTAACTGTAGTGCGAAAATAGAATCAGCGAGATACTCTCAGGCCCTATGTCAGGGCGACCGAACGCCTCCGCTAAGATTGCGGCCAACTCAGATTTGCCTATATCAAGTGTGGCCTCATCAATTCTGGCCAGTTCAAACCCTTGGTATGGGTCAGACCTAGCAATTATTTTCCCCGCTACGCAGTACATTCCGCACATGCCATCATAGACGACATCAAATCGCGCGCCCGGAGCCCCGTTCACTTCGTTTTCATGTTTGTCCCAATCGAAAGCCCTAGCGCCAACATCGGCACCGAACATCAAATAGTCCGTACGATCTACACCCATCCTTAAATCCTCCACTCTGGAGCAAAGGGGATAGAATCCTCTTCGTCTCGGTAAAACTGCGGCGCTTGTGCTGCCTGCCTACGCTCTCCACCACTTGCAGAGCCATAGTCTCCACCGCTGCGGTCTGGCTTGCTCTCACGGTCGCCTGAAGGCCCGTCGAGCATGATCAGTTTTGCGTCGTATCCCTGCAAGACGCACTCGGTCGAATATCGGTCGTTCCCAGACTGGTCTACCCACTTGCGGGTTTTCCACTGGCCTTGCACCATGATCTTCGAACCCTTCTTGAGATAGGATTCCGCGACCTTGCAAAGCCCCTCGCTGAATATTGTTATCTGTATCCATTCCGTGCGCTCTTTGCGCTCACCGGATTCGCGGTCGCGCCATTGGTCGGAGCAAGCAAGCCGAAGATTGACGATCGGCTTTCCCTCTTGAGTGCGGCGGACTTCCACGTCTGCGCCTAGGCGACCAGTGAATGTGCATTGATTTAGATTGCTCATGCTGTCAGCCCTCTATCGTGTGAAGCTCACGCCCTGCGGCGTTGACAATCCCCGAGTTGCCGGGAACATTCGGACGCGCCGTCTTGGCCTCGATCGCCTTCTTGATCTCTAGAGCGTCTCCTGGGTGCTTTGCCCAGAACATGCGCAGCGGGTCGCGGTTGGCGTCGTTCCACTTGCGGACGGTTTCGGCGCTCTCTTCCTTGATGAATGCAAGGGCACGATCTGCGAACTGGCCAAGAGGTACGTTTTCAAGCGACCAGCCGTCGCCCCACGTCACGGTAATGGCGTCCTTGCCGCCGATTGCGATCATGCGGCGCTCTTCCTTCTCATGCTCGACAATCTCGGAAGCGCTCAAGTCGCTGGCCTTGACGCGGTCCATTTCGGCTTCGTCGTAGAGCCCGGTGAACTGTTCCGGCCATCCGGCGCGAAGAGCCTGCATTTCGGCGCATTTTGCGGCCATCAGGCGCGGCATGCGGCACCAATTTCCGGAATCATCGAGCGTTTGCTTGCCGGTTCTCTTGCGCCGTCCGGTAGCTTCGTCTTCTGTCCACTCGTCTTTGATTGGAGCAAACTCCTCCCAGAAGATTTGGCCCGCGACTTCGTACCAGTCTCCAGACTTCTGGTCCTGCTTCCAGAGATAGGTTGTGGCGGAAATCAGCCCCTGCGGATTGAGCGGCGAGATCATGTCCCTGTCCTGCTCGTATTCAGGCGGCTTGCTGGCGGGGCGGTAGTCGCCACAGCGCTGCGCAATGACGCGCTGACCGTCGCGGGAAATGATGATGGTCATCTTCCGCTTCTTTGGATCATTCTTGGAGAAGACCATCGGGATGATCTGCCCAAGGAAGGGATCAAGGCCCTTGGCGCGGGCGACTTCGCAGAAGAGGTTAAACTCTTCGTCGTTGCAGTCCTTGGCCACGGTTTGCTTGACAAGCGCAATCTGTTTCGCGGTCATGTCGTAACGAGTAATTTCGTTCATCTCACCTTCTCCTTACGGACAGACTTACCGTCCCGTTATCGAGGGTTGCCCCTGGTATCTCGCCAGCCTTGACCGCTTCGGCCAAAGCCTTCTTGTCTAGTTTTGGCGCCGGCCTCTCTTGCTCAATCCAAAACCGCGCCGGCACGTCGGCTTCGTTTGTCACCATAAGAGATGGCGCCACCTTTCGCAGTGAAAGCGTTGCCGATGGCAGGCGCAAAGACAACTGGTCTGTTGCCAGCATGGCTTGCTCTATGATGGCGCGTATGCGATAATTCCGCGTCTCTATGGCTTTGCGTCGTGCCTCTAAAGACTGTTCCTTGGCCTTGATGCCGACAATTAGAATTTCGCCTTCATCGATCTGAGACAGGGCCGCGTCGATTGCCTCAAGAAGTCCAGTTTGCCCCTCTATCATGTCGGTGACAAGCTCTTTGTCTTCGTCATCACCGCATTCTTTCAGGGATGAAATCAGACGCTTTGCCGCCTCCATCTGCCGACGCATATTGTACTCAATATCGGCGGCTTTGGCTTCACCCGCGCCCGACATCGTAAAGCCTTTCCTGCATGTATTCCTCGACCGATGCGGCTACTTTCATATGCGCTGTAGCGTTGTGCTGCATCCTGAGAAACGCCGCGATTTTCCGCATTGAGAGCCGGATGCAGAAGCGCGCTGCCTTATGCTCATGGGCGGCGAAGTGGGTCATATTGCCGGGAGTTGCGATCACGTCTATTCTCCTTTGGCTAGAGCGGACTTGAATTCGTCCGTGTACTCAAACCACGGGTCTCCTGGCTCAGAATATCCGGTATGATCGACGTGCTTTGATGGATCGAATTTCGTCTGAGATATGACGCCGCATCGAACGGCAAGTTCCTCAATCTCTCCGCCGTCCATGTTCATTCCTTCCCAAGCGTAGCTCACGCATTCCTTGACGAATTGCACTAGGTTCATTCCGCCTCTCCCTTGGCTAGAGCAAGGGCGGCTTCGGAAATCTTCCGCATGTCTATGACCTTGGAAGCGCCTAGCGGGTCGTTGTGGCTGCGCTCGATAATCCGCTCCAGAGCGCTTACAAGAGCGTCATGGGAGTTCCAGCGGTTCACCAATTGGGCGGCGATGTCGTGGGTCACCTCAACCAACGAACCCGCTTTGACAACGTGTTCGCGTTTGATTTCCCAATCGCCAATCAATTTCACTTCAATCATGGTTTCAAGATTTAGGAATCCGAAAAATTAAATCAATCTGCCCGCCGAAAAATTCGTCCTTATCTGAATAGATGTCACGAAAATCGTCGAACGAACAAGATTGATATTGTACACCCGCCACGGGGCCGGACGTTCGTGGAAAGGTGGCCCGGACACCTTCAACAGCGGTTTGAATGTCGCTGTATTTTGTTGACACAACGGTAATCCGAACCAACGTTTCGTCGATTTCGGAATCGTTGTCTTTCGTTCCGTTGGGATTGGTACGAACAACCTCGTACACCGCGTATGGCGCCGTTAAAACGCCTTGTGCGGCAATGAATGGATAAACCCGCCCGGCGAACAATCCGTTCAACGTGGCGTTGTTGTCAAATTTGTATTTGATGACTTTTCCTATCATTTCCCGGCGGATTGACGTTTGACCAAACGGTTGATATATTTTTGCGCTTCCTGAAAAAACGCCGCTTTGAATTCGGCGTTCACGGATGGCGCGGCCTTTTGTCGGGCGCGGTCGGCAAATCCCAAGTTTTTGCCGATGTATTTTCCGCCGGACAAATATCCATAGTTGATGAAATGCGCGAACCAACCACCTTTGTTCGGGTCACGAAATGAACCCTTCACACGGGGTCCAATCACCGTGATGATCATGTCGCGTTTCTTGGACCTGAAAAACATCGGCGCGATTGAATCACGCAATTGACCCGGGCGGATTTCGGCGTAAACCGAACCGCTTCGGTACACGGTGAATTTGTCGCCCTGGAAATTACTTATTTCCTCGCGGTACGAATCAACCATTGGTTTGGCGGCGCGGCGTCCTGCGGACTTCATCACCTTCAAACGCAACGTTTCGTCGAACCCTTTCATGGCGGCCAAAGTTGCTTCCACGCCCGTGATTTCCAAATTGAATCCTCGCGGCAATTTGGCTTTTGTACGGGTGTGGGTCCTGGCGTTCACCGTTTACGCTTTTTCTTTGTACATGATGGCGGCGCCTGACGTCAACGTCAACGACGTGAAATTGCCGAAAATCGTACTTCCCGCCAAAAACGTTTCACCAACCAATGTGTTTCCCGTGTAATCGGACGCAATGGCCGCGATCACGGAATCTTCAACGAATTGGATGGCGTACGACGCGATCGTGTGTGCGGCGGTATCGGAAACGAATTCGGCGCCGTTTTGGCCCAACATTAAATTTTCGGCTTCTTGAACCAAATATTCATTTACTCCTGGCATGGCTTAAAAAATTAAACGGGTTTTGATTAACATCCAACGTTTGCGCTCAACGGGCAAAACGTTTTCAATTTCGAACGTTTGGCCGTCCCAAACGATTTGACATTTTTCGTTGAAATTCGTGTTGTAACGAATCACGAACGATACATTTTTGACCGCTTCCAATCGGTCGGAAACTTCACCTTCTTCGCTCGGCGCAAATTGAACCGCCGCCCACACCTGGCCGTTGTCGGCGTATGCTCGCACCAATTGTCCGAACGCGTCCGTGGTTTCCACGGGCGTCCGTAACGTGATGCGGCGGTCCAATTGACCAATATCTTTGATGTCCATTTTTTAGAACGTGAAAACGCGGTATGGCTTCATCAGGTATTCCGATGCCGTTGGTAACTGTTTTATTGAATCCTGGCGCTTTTCATACATGTCCGCGATGATTAACAACATCGCTTGTTTGATGGGTCCAGGGACGTCCGACGCTGCCGAATAGCCAACAACCGAACGAACGGTCACCACGTTGATTGTATCTTCGGTGTCGAACCAACCATCGGTTGAAATGATGCGCGCGGGTTCTGAAATAATGTCCGTTCGGTATTTGGCGACGTTGACGGTGATTTCCGTTCCAACGCCGTCCAAATACTTCACGGACGTGATGGATTGAACGGGTCCAGCGGACAAATAGATGATGTCCGATTGACCGAATTTGTAGGGCGGGAAATAGTCGAAATATTCTTCGATGGTTGTCGTCATCAAAACCCGCCGCATATATTGTTCGCACAATTGCCGTGACGCCACAATCATCGCCGTGATCAATGCATCTTCGGCGCTGGAATCAACGCGCAAAAACGTTTTGACGTCGGACAACGACAACGGTTCGGCGACCGCGGGTGTGATGATTTTGATGGACATTTCGAATTATCGTTTTTCGCGCTTCGTGTACGTTGCGCGTTCTTTCTTTTCCGCTTGTTTTACACCAATGGCCCGGCA